TAGCAGTTAGTTCATTATCTGAAATAGGTACGGCTGCAAGTGATGATGTTTTTATAGCAATAGATACTTCAGGTGGTGGACTTAAAAAAATTGCAAGATCAGCAGTTGTTGCGGGACTTGCAACAGATAGTGCTATATCAAATGTTGTAGATGATACTACACCTCAATTAGGTGGTAATCTTGATATGAATGGTGCAGATATTGTAACCACTTCAAATGCTACTATTGATCTAGCAGCTAACGGAACAGGAACAGTTGTTGTAAGAGGTAATACAAATTCTGGAAGAGTAGTATTTAATTGTGAATCTAATACACACGGACAAACTGTTGCATCTCAACCACACTCAGCAAGTGTTACAAACACTATGCTATTACCAGCTGGTGCTAATTCAACTTTAGTATCTCTTGTTTCAGCAGATACATTAACAAACAAAACTTTAACTACACCAGTTATTGCAGAAATAGATTCAGGAGCTGACATTACTTTAGATGCAACAGCAGACATAGTTTTAGATGCAGCTGGTGGAAATGTAGAATTTAAAGATGCAGGAACTACACAATTAACATTAGATATGGACGGCACTGCAGGTGCACAAGTTGTTCAATTAGGTGTAGATGCAGATGATTTAATTTTTAAACAATACGATGGAACAACAGTATTAACTTTAGATGATGATACAACAGTTAAGGTTGCAACAGATTTAACAGTTGGTGATGACGTTGGTTTAATTTCAGATGCAGCAGCTTTAACTTTTGGTGCTGATAGTGAGGTTACTTTAACTCACGTTCACAATGATGGATTATTACTTAATACTGACATGCAACTTCAATTCCGTGATTCTGCAATCAATATTAGATCAGACGCTGATGGAGATTTAGATATTAACGCTGATGATGAAATAGAATTAAATTCAACTTTAATAGATATTAATGGTAATGTTGAAATATCTGGAACAGCTGTTACAACAGGTGTACATACATTTACAGCAGTTCCTGTTTTTCCTAACAACACAGTGGAAACAGCTGACATTCAAGCAGACGCAATTACGGGAGCAAAAATTGCTGATGACGCAATAAATTCAGAACACTATACAGACGGTTCAATAGATACTGCTCACATTGCAGATAATCAAATTACACTTGCTAAATTAGCTGGTGGTACAGACGGAAACATTATTAGTTTTGATGCTTCTGGAGATCCAGTGGCTATAGCAACTGGTTCTGATGGACAAGTATTAACATCAACTGGTGCAGGAAGTCCTCCAGCTTTTGAAGCAATTGCTGCTGGTGGTGGAAAGATTGGACAAGTATTACAAGACACTCTTGGAACTATACAAAGTACAACTTCTGACGGAACTTATGCAGATATATCTGGACTTGCACAGGCAATTACACCTGTAGCAACTTCTAGTAAAGTTTTAATTATGGTTTCTTTAGCTGGTCTTGTTAGTGCTACAGCTAATGGATTATTATATTTTAGAATATCAGGCGGAAACACTGACAGTTATTTAGGAACAGATACTGGAGGTGGTGGTGAACAAGCGGGAAATGCTTGGACTGCTCGTAGATCTGGTTATCAACAAGGAAATTGTAATTTAATGTTTCTTGATTCGCCATCAACAACTTCTGCAGTTACCTATCAAGTACAATGGCAAAAATATGATGGTACAGCTTATATTAATGCTTCAAATGTTGATAATGCTCAATCGGCATATTGTATGTCAACTATTACATGTATGGAGGTACTAGCATAATGTTTCACGATATAACACAGGCAATAGTAGCAATTAAATCAGATGCACAGGTAAGTGTTAAAGGAGATGATATTAACCAAATTACTTGGCATGATGACAATCCAACTAATATTACTAACGCACAGATTTTAGCAAAACAAGTAGAGTTAAAAGCTGCTCATGATGCTAAATCATATTCAAGAAATAGGGAGGCTGAATATCCATCAATAGTAGATCAATTAGACAAAATTTATCACAATGGCTTAGATGAATGGAAAAAAGTAATTAAAGTAATTAAAGATAAATATCCAAAAGAATAATTTAGGGTATAAAAGCTTTAAATTACCTAAATAATATTAAGGTTTTTATGCTACAAAAAATTAACATACAACCAGGATTTAATAAACAAGTTACAGCAACCGGCGGCGAAGGTCAATGGGTTGGTGGTGATTTTGTTAGATTTAGATATGGCTCACCTGAAAAAGTAGGAGGTTGGGCACAACTTGGAGATAATACTTTAACAGGTAGAAACACAGCGCTTCATCATTTTGTTAATGCAGCAGGAATTAAGTATGCAGCAATTGGTACCAACAGATTTTTATATTTATATTCAGGAGGAGCATTTTATGATATTACTCCTATCAAAAGTACAACAACATTAACCAGCGCTTTTACAACAACGCAAAGTGATGCAACAGTTACAATTACATTTGCATCTGATCATAATATTACTAAGTATGACATTATTCGTTGTGATAATTTTTCATCCGCAACAAACTCTAATTTCGACTCCGATGATTTCGATGATACTAATTTTATGGTTACATCCGTTCCAACTTCAACGACTATCACAGTTGAAATGGGATCCGTTGAATCTGGATCAGGAGCTAGTACTTCTGGTGGAGTAAGAGTCCAACATTTTTATTCAATAGGACCTGCGGTTGAAGAATCAGCTGCTGGTTGGGGATTAGGTTTATGGGGTGGAACTGTAGCTGGAGAAATTACGGCAACTTTAAATGGCGCATTAACTTCTGGTTCAACTAGTATAGTTTTATCAGACTCAGGATCTATGCCCGCAACAGGAACAGTTTTAATAGATAGTGAAAGAATTGCTTATACAACAAATACCACAGGAACAGATACTTTATCAGGATTAACTAGAGGATCAGATAATACAACAGCTGCCTCACACTCTGATGGCGCAACTGTATCCGATGCATCAGATTATAGTAAATGGGGTGCTTCACAAACTGGAGATATTGTTACAGCTCCTGGTCTATGGTCTCTGGACAATTTAGGTAATACATTAATTGCTACAATATTTGGTGGTGAAACATTTACATGGAATTCAAATGCAACGGGCGCAACGTCTACAAGAGCAACAATTGCAAGTGGCGCACCCACAGCATCTAGAGATATGTTAGTGTCAACACCGGATAGACACTTAATTTTCTTTGGAACAGAAACTACGATTGGAACATCGTCAACACAAGATGATATGTTTATTAGATTTTCTTCTCAAGAAGATATTACCGATTATGTTCCTACAGCAACTAATAGTGCTGGTACACAAAGACTGGCCGACGGAACACGGATCGTTGGTGCGATTAGAGGTAGAAATGCAATTTATGTATGGACCGATACCGCATTATTTATTATGAGATTTGTTGGAGCACCTTTTACATTTGCCTTTGAACAAGTTGGTACTAACTGTGGTTTGATTGGTAAGAATGCATGTGTTGAAGTTGATGGTACAGCTTATTGGATGTCAGAAAATGGTTTCTTTAGATACGGTGGACAGTTAGAATCACTACCGTGTTTAGTTGAAGATTATGTTTTTGATGACATTAATACAATTCCAAAACAACATATTTATGCAGGTTTAAATAATTTATTTGGTGAAATTACTTGGTTCTATCCAGGTAGTGGGGCTGCATCTAACAATAGAGCAGTAACTTATAATTATATGGATTCAACATCAGAGCGACCTGTATGGACTACAAGTTCACTTGCAAGATCAACATGGGCAGATTCTGCGGTATTTGGCAAACCTCATGCAACAGAATATGATTCAAGCTCAACAAGTGATTCAACAGTAGGTAATACGGATGGTTGTACAACGTACTATGAACATGAAACAGGAGTGAATCAAATTAAATCAGGTGCGGCTACAGCTATTGCTGCAAACATAGAATCTGGAGATTTGGATATAAGTTTAACAGAAGGTGGTGGCGCATCTTTACAAGGAGATGGTGAATATATAATGAAAGTTAGAAGAGTGCTTCCAGACTTTTTACAACAAACTGGAGACGCACAAGTAACTTTAAATTTAAAAAATTATCCAACAGACTCACAAGTTAGCTCATCATTAGGTCCATTTACTACAAGCACAAGCACAAATAAAATAGACACACGTGCGAGAGCAAGAGCTATATCTTTAAAAGTTGGTAACACAGGTACTGGACAACACTGGAAACTTGGAACATT